CGGTCCGCGGGCGGCGAGTGCCGACGCAATTCGCCTCCGCGGCCGACCAGTACGCGGGGGCGCTGACATGAGCCACTTTGCCGCACTCAAAGACGCCACCGCTTACGTCGCCCGGCTGACCGGACGCGACAGCAACGGCGACCCCTCGTTTGGGACGCCCGAGCAAATCGGCGTGCGGTACAACCAGGGCGCCGACGTCACGCGTGACGGCGACGGCAATGTCGTCGACGTAGCGGCGAAGTTGTCGACCGACGAGTGGGAGTTCGAGTCGACGGACGCGGTGTGGGTTGAAGGCACAGACGAGACGGACGTCACAGAGTCCGCCAACCCCGAGGCGGTCGGGACGTCGACGACGCTTGGCGTGACTGTCAGCACGGCGGAGCTGTAATGGCGAAAGATGTGCTGACCAAAATTAAGTTTGAGGGACCGCGTGAGATCAAGCGGAGGCTGAAGAAATACCGGCGTAACGCGCCCGAAACCTTCAGCGCGGCGCTGTACGAACGGGCGGTTGGCGTGATGACGCAGGCGAAGAAATTGACGCCGGTCGACACGGGCAGGCTTCGCGCCTCGGCGTTCGTCTCCCGCCCGCAACAGCAAGCCTTCGGTGGCATGGAAGTCGTGCTCGGGTACGGAACGGACTACGCCGAGCGAGTCCACGAGGACACGTCAGCGTATCACGAGGTCGGCGAGGCGAAGTTTCTCAAGAAGGCGATGAATCTACGCAAGCACAAGATGCCCAAGCAGATCGCCAAGGCGGTTGTAGCGTTCATGAAAACGGGCACGAAATTGACGCCAGGTGATATGGACCTGCCGGAGAGCTACCCGGCCCGCCCGAATCCGACAGCCAGCAAAGCCGCCAAAGAGCGCGGGACGTCTCCGGCTGGCAGCAGCGAGGACGAGTGATGCCCACGACGCGCCACAACGAAAAGGTCGCTGACTTCCTGCGCGCGAATGCAGGGCTCGGCGTTACGGTGGTGGCGGGTCCGCTTCGCGAGGATATGGACGACAAGATCGTCGCCTGCGTGACGACCGGCGGGGAAGAGCCGTCGTGGACGTATGGCAACTTCGAGGACATCAAATTTGCGACGGTGCAGTGTCTGGTACGGGGGCACCACACCGAGCACGCAGGGTGTGAGGGGCGCGCCAATACGGTCTGGGAGACGCTACGGAACAGTGCGCCCAGCGGCACCGACAAGATTCTATGCGAGCAGTCCAGCCCCATCTACATGGGCGCTGACGGGCAGGGACGCCCGATGTACGCGGTCAATGTGAGAGTTCAGGTCACCGAATAGGAGGAGCGACATGGCAGTTCCCGGCAAAGATTTCAAGATTCAGGTCAACGGCACCAGCGGCTCGTGGAACGAGGTCGGCGCGTCGGATGCACCGCCCGAGATCACCCGCGAGCTTCTGGATGTCACGGAATTCGGCGACGAGTTCATGCGCCGGATCTTCGGGCTCGGCGACGTCACGCTGGACGTCGAGGCGACGGTCGACGCGACGAGCGACACGGCGTTTTCGGACCTCGACGACGGGATTCTTAGCGGCACCGAGATCGATGTCGAATGGTCGCCGGACGGCAACGCCAGCGGCGGACCGACGACGGTGTACGCGGCGACGTTTCTAGTGTCGTCGAAATCGAAATCCAACGCCGTCGACAGTGAGCAGACCGCGACCTTTTCGCTGGAGTATTCGGCGGGCGGAACCGGACCGACGACGAGCGGCACGTTCAGTAGCTGATAGGAGGCCCTTGTGGCACTCGCAGGCAAAGACGTCAAAATCGAGCTGACCGGTACGGCGACGTCGATGTCCGACGAGTTGTGCTCCGATATCGACTCTTCGGGGCAGCTTGTCTGGCGCATCGACGACCTGACAAAAGACGTGTGGGATCTCGACACCACGTTCACGGTCGAGTACAACAACGACGTGGGCGGCGGCGGAACGTGGCAGACCGCCAGCCCCAGCAATTACGATAGCAATTACGATCTCCGGTATCTGGTCGGTGTGGTCGAGTTTGCCACCGACCCGTTTAGCACACCGCCCGATCCGGGCGTGCGCATCTCCGGGAAATACCTCCCGAAATACGAGATTCTGGAAGGCTTCTCGGCGGACCACGAAATCGCACGCCAGCTTCTCGACGCCACCAAATTCGGCGACGATTTCCAGCGACGCATCAACGGATTGCTGGAAGCGTCCGGCAGCTTCGGGCTGTACGAGGTTTTGGAGAAGGAGATCGACGACCCGTCGACCAGTGAAGCGACGCTCGAAGAGATCCTTTTGGGTCGCGAGACCCGCGGCGGGAGCGGGGACATCGAGACCAATATCGTGTTCTCGCAGACCAACGACCGTGATGCATCCGCGCCGGACCTGACCCGCATCTGGGTGCAGTTTGAGTCGCTGGCGCTGGATGTGCCGGTCGATGATATCCAGAACAAAACGATCAGCTTTCAGTCGAATCAACGCGACGCAGCGATGTCCTCACAGGAGTCGCTGTCGGTCGATATTCTCAAGGAGGAATACGAATGAGCAAGGCGGATCTAGTCGAGCGATTTCTGGACCACGGCACCAAGCTCCCCGAGCGCAACTTCGACATCGACGGCGAGCAGGTCGCCTTCCGTGCGCTGCCGGTCAAAAAGCAGCGAGAGATCCTGTCGGGGCCGGAGGATGCGACCAGCGAGCTGATCGTCGAGATGGCCCGCGACCCCGAGTCCGGCGAGCGTCTGTTTGCCGGGCGGGACCCCGAGGAGTTGGAGGCGGCTCCGGCGGTTGCCGGGTCGTGGTACAATCAGATGGCCGAGGCGGTCGGCGAGATGATCTCCAGCGGCGCGACCGGACAGGCGGGCACGCTGTCCGACGACCGATTGCAGGAGGCCAAGGACACGGCGGCGAATCTGTACGACTACGTGCAGGGGCTTCGCGGCAAGGAGATCGACGAAGACATCGCACAGGAGTTGATGGCGTCGGCCTCCGAGATGCAGGACCTGCTAGACCACACGCAGGCCAGCCGTAAGGAGGCCGAGGGAAACGGGTGACGCCGCTGGAGGCGCAGGCGGACCGTGAGCAACAACGCCACTACCTCCGCGGCAACCAACGCCTCACAACACTGTCCCGCCTGAAGCTTTGGCGTATCGCCGATGCGATGGATTACCGGATGCTGCCCGACACCCTGGAGGCGAACCTAAGCCACGCTCAGATCAGCGAGTTTTTCGAGTGGATCGAATTTCGTAACGCCGAGCGCGAACGCGAAATGGAGGACTGATGGCGACCAATATCGGCACATTGGAAGCGACGATCACCGCGGACGCGTCCGGCTTCGAGAAGGGGCTGCGCGCGGTCCGCTCGGGGATCAATCGCGCCGCCAAGACCGTCGGGGCGCTCGGGGCGGCAGGCGCGGCGGCGGGGGTAACCATTGCCGGGGCGCTTGGCGCAAAGTCGATCGGCGCGGCAGCCTCATTTGAGGACGCGATTACCTCGGCGGCGGCGAAGGTCGATGCCACCGAAGAGACGATGCAGGCCTTCGAGCAGGCGGCGATCTCCGCCGGGAAGGCCTCGACCTTCTCCGCCAGACAGGCGGGCAATGCGCTGGAGTTTCTGTCGCAAGCGGGGCTGTCGGCCGAAGAATCGACCGCCGCGCTGGCGGGCACCCTCCAGCTTGCCGAAGCCGGGCAGCTCGGGCTGGCGGAGGCGGCGGACATCGCGACGAATGTGTTGTCCGGGATGGGGATGGAGGTCGACCAGTTGAGCCGCGTTAATGACGTGCTCGTAAAAACCTCGACCTCGGCGAACACAAGTGTCCAAGAACTGGGGCAGGCGCTGAGTTTTGTTGCGCCGGTGGCTGCCGGGGCGGGTCAGTCGGTCGAAGAGACATCCGCACTTTTGGGGGCGCTGGCGAATGCGGGCATCAAGGCGAGTCGTGCCGGGACGACGTTGCGTTCGGCGATCGCAACCTTGCAGTCGCCGACGAACAAAGCCCAGAAAGTCTTTGACCAACTCGGAATTTCCGTGACCAATTCCGAGGGTCAAATGAAGTCCATGACGATGATCCTCCGCCAGCTTGAGGGCGCGGGGATTTCGTCGGCGCAGGTGATGCAGGCGTTCGGCAAGCGTGCCGGACCGGGGATGCAGGCGCTTCTCCAGCAGGGCTCGCAGTCGATCGGCCGGTTTACTGGCAAGCTCGAAGACTCAAAGGGCACCGCCTCCGAGATGGCGAATTTCATGCG